GCTGGAAACAGACCGGCCGGCGTATGGCGGAAACCTTCGTCGAGCACTGGCCGAAGCAGGCGACGCTTGAGGTTTACGCCGAAGGGTTCACGGTCGACGTTGCCGGCGTCATCCAACGCCAGTTGCCGGAATGGTTTGAAGCTTGGAAGGTCCGGCACGCCGACAACCCGGACGCGCACGGGCGGAACAAAGCGCGGTTCGGCAAGATCGACCTGCGTAAGGGCAAGCCGTATAGCTATCGCCGCGATTGCGTTCGGTTCGCGCACAAGGTCGCGGCGCTGACTGACGCGGCGCTAAACCCCGCGATCGTCAACCGGGCGGCCGAGCCGGGTTGGCTCATCATGTGCGATGCGGACGTGGTGACACACGCAACCGTGACGCTCGATTGGCTGCAATCCCTGGTGAAGGACCCGGCGTTTTACATGGCCTGGCTCGATCGCGCGGCCTGGTATCCGGAATGCGGGTTCGTGGTGTTCAACGAGACGCACCCGGCGCATGTGCCGTTCATGACCTGGTTCCGCGACGTCTATGCGACCGACTATGTTTTCAAGTTTCAGGAAACCCACGACAGCTTTGTGTTGCAACAGCTTGTAGCGCGCGCGGTCGCGCGGGCGGACTTTCCCAAGCCGTTTAGCTTATCCGGCAACGATATGGCGCGGCGCTCGTCGCACCCGTTCGTCTATTCACGGCTGGCCGAACGCCTCGACCACGCCAAGGGAAAATTCAAAGCCGCCGGCCGCACGCCGCGCGGATATGTGAAGCGCGGTGAGGCGCATTGGCAATGAAGTTTGTGGATTACGATCGGAAGATGCAGAAAATTCTTGCGGCACCCGAACCCTACCAGGGCGATCGGTTGGCGCGGGCATTGCCTTTTGTTCGTCGGCGCGGCTTGGCGCTCGACGTCGGTGCGCACATCGGTCTATGGGCGGTCCAGCTTGCGGCGGTGTTTGAGCGGGTTCATTGCTTCGAGCCGCATCCGGAAAGTCTGGTTGCGCTTCTGGAGAATGTTGCCGGTTTGGAGGATCACGCGCGCGCGGGAGTGACGGTGACTGGGTGTGCAGTCGGAAACCTGTGCGGGCTGGCGTATCTGGATATGTTGGAAATTCCATTCGGTACGCATGTGACACCGCCGGATCTGCTCGGCGCTGTCGAGATCAAGATGTTGACTCTCGACAGCCTGAATTTGCATGACGTCGACTTCATTAAGATCGACGTCGAGGGTTTCGAAACATTTGTCGTCGAGGGAGGTGAAGAAACAATCCGCCGCGACCGGCCGGTGGTAGTGGTCGAGCAGAAACATGAAAGTCGGTATGGTTTGGAGCAACGCGCCACTGTGACCATGCTTGAGAAATGGGGCGCGACTATCGAATGGAAGATTAAGCACGATTTTTGTATGAGGTGGTAATGACTATTCCATATACAAAGACTAACGTTGGTAACAAACTGTTTGTTATTCAATGGGATCTTGAAGTGACTGGTTCTTTAGTGTCGTCTGAGGGTAGTCATTTTGAAGCTGTTGATTGTGAACTTCTTAGTATTCACGCTACAACCATTGGTGATGGTGCATTCTCTTATATGAATTTCACCAACAAAAGTTCAGGTGGTGTTGCTATAAGTCTTACTCATCCTAACAACAATCAAATAATTCCTTCTCCTTTTCCGCCAGTTCGTTTTTACGTTCCTACCTTAGAAGAAGCTGAGGGAACTGCGATAATTGCACTTCTCTTTAAAGAAATCTAAATAATCGAACAAAGGTGACGTCAAATGCCTAAGCCGTTCTATCCGCAAGATTTGGCGTCATCCGCATATCGGGAGTTGCTTATTCAAACTCATGAAGAAGCGCCTTGGGGAAACAAAGGTTACAAACACGCTAACGAAATAATCGAATTTATGAGTTCGCTTGGTGATCAAGGCGGACAAATGTCAATTTTAGATTATGGGTGCGGAAGTAATACCCTTGCGAATACTTATAAAGATCTGAATATTCAATCTTACGACCCTGGTGTTATTGAATATTCAGATATGCCAGAACCAGCGGACATTGTCGTTTGCACGGATGTTCTAGAGCATATCGAACCACATCTTTTATACAATGTTCTCCGTCATATATCCGAGCTTGCGAAGGTCGGAATTTATCTTCGTATCGGCGTCCGATTGGCGAAGCGGACGCTTCCGGATGGACGAAACGCGCATCTGATCGTTGAGAATTGCCAATGGTGGTTAGATAAACTCGCCACGATTTCAGATCGTTGGAAGGTTCGCAACCATGTCGAAGGCATTAAATTATTGCAAGTTTACTTAGTGAGATCAAAATAAAGAAAAGCGGTTGTACTCATTTGATGAAGCAACTTGCGTTCGATGATTTAAGTTGTAGACGACACAATTCATCAACTTGAGACGTTAAACTTGGTTGTACTCATTTGATGAAGCAACTTAACTTTAGGTTAAAATGAGACACGCGCGCGCAGATTATGACCGCATTCAAGATCCGGCCGGGCTGATACCGGACGATGAACCCGTTTTTCTGGTCCGTGGTTCCGATGCGGTCGCCGTGCGGACAGTTCGTTTTTGGGCGAACGAAGCGGAAGCCAAGGGCGCGGCGTCGAACATCGTCGAGGCTGCTCGCCGGCAAGCCGATGAGATGGAGGAATGGTCAAGGCGGGTCGGTTGCAAGGTTCCGGATATGCCGGCATGAGTACTTGGCGATGTCCGGAATGCGGGTTCGTACAAGGCTACCTGACCATGCGCGCGAGCGATGGCGCGATCGGTGAAAACCGGGGGCCGGCAATTAAGCTGTGCCCAAACGATGATACGGAGCTTTATGAAATGCGCATAGTCGAAGGAATTTCTTTACCTTTGGGGGATACCCATTTCGCCGAGCACCTTGCAAAGGGTCCGGCGTTCGAAGGCAAGGGAACATATCAGTTCAGCAAGATCGAGCGTGCGTTAGAGGTGGCGACCAGGCGCGGGCTCGCGCTCGATATCGGCGGGCATATCGGCCTCTGGTCTCGCGTGCTCGCCGCGTCCTTCTCGCGGGTGATGGCGTTCGAACCGTTGCCCGCGTTGATTCCGCATTTCCAGATCAACACGGAAGATTGCCCCAACGTTGAGCTGATCGAATGCGCGGTCGGCGCCGAGTGCGACGAGGTTGACCTTGTTGTAGTGGCGGACAATTCCGGCAACGGTCATGTTGCACCGGCCGGCGTATCTGGCCCCTGTGTCTATCGCACGCAGATGGTGACGATCGACAGCCTGAATTTGCATGACGTCGACTTCATTAAGATCGACGTGGAGGGTTTCGAGCTTCCCGTGATCCAAGGCGGTCAACGGACAATCCAGCGTGATCGACCGGTGATGGTGGTCGAGCAGAAACCCAATAATGCGGAGCGCTACGGGCGCGGTCAGTTCGCGGCGGTGGACCTGCTCAAGTCGTGGGGCTATGTGGTCGCCTGGGAACGGTCCGGCGATTTTTGCCTGACGTGTGCGATATGATGGGCGCCAAGCTCGATCAACCGCCGGCCGATGAGACGTTCTGTGAATTGAGCGTCGAGAAAGAGGGCGAACGGTTTGTCGTCCGTGATCAAGACGGGCGTAGGGTTCGCGGTGTGCGTGCGGTTTCCGTGAACCAGCGCATGCGAGAAGTGACCACGGCCACGGTGGAATTTATCGTGTTCAAGTCCGGCACGCCGGAGGCGGTCAAATGAGCGAGTGCGTCAAAGGCGAGCGAGTGCCGCGCCGGAGCATAGGCGCCTGGCTTTGGGACGCCTTAATCAATACCGGCGAGGGTTCGGCGCTCGCCGGTATGGGCTGGACCGAACCAGATCCAACCGGGACCTGTCCGAAATGTGGCGCAAAGCCGGGGGAAGTCCATAAATGAGACAGTCGATTTTTATCGGTTTCGACCATCGCCACGCGGCCGCGCACGCCGTTTGCCGGCATAGTATCGAGCGACGTTTGACTCGACCGACATCGGTGCGCGGCGTGGTGCTGGCCGATCTGCGTGCGATGGGGCTCTATACGCGGCCAACGGAGACGCACGAGCATGACCAGCTATGGGACGTGATCAGCGAAGCGCCGATGTCGACAGAGTTTGCCATCAGCCGATTCCTGACACCGCATCTCGCCGGTATCGGCATGGCCGCATTCATGGATTGCGATATCCTGGCGCGGGTCAATCTCGGCAAGCTGTTCAACGAAATCGACCCGCGTTACGCGGTGACGTGTGTCAAGCATCAACACGCGCCGGTCGAGGCGGTGAAGATGGACGGTCAAATACAGACCGTATATTCGCGCAAAAATTGGTCTAGCGTCATGGTGTTCAACTGTGATCATCCTGCCAATGCGGCGTTGACCGTCCAACTAATCAACAGTGTACCCGGTCGAGATCTTCACGCTTTTTGCTGGCTTAAGGATGAGGAAATCGGCGAGCTTCATCCGCGTTGGAATTATTTGGTGGGACACACGAAGCTCTATCAGG